TTTTCATCGCGATACAGAATATGTTTGCGGAGTTCACAAAGATCGTGCAGGTCGTCGAGAAAGTCGACGAATCCGTGCAGAACTCGACCCGGCAGATTACGGAACACGTTGACAAGTCGGCCAATGCATTCGGCGGTCTGCAAAAACAGATCGAGCGAATCAGTCTGACCTCCATTATCGAGCAGGTCAAACAATTAGCCGAAGGTGTTGCGAATTTAACAGGTCCCGGCATCGGCTTCGAGCAGTCGATGGCCGACCTGTCGTCGATCACGGGTATCGCGGGCGACGAGCTGCGCGACCTGGGGAAAGTCGCCCGGCAGACGGGTAAGGAGAGCGGACTGGGTGCGCAGCAGGCGGCGAATGCCTTTGCCCTGCTGGCCTCGCAGATTCAGGTGGACAAGATCGGCATGGAGGGGCTGAAGGCCCTGCAGCAGAACACCATCACGCTGTCCCATGCTGCAGGGATGTCGATGAACGATGCCGCCACGGCCCTGGCCGGAACGATCAACCAGTTCGGTCTTCAGGCTACGGAGGCCAACCGGGTGATCAACATTCTGGCGGCAGGTTCGAAGTACGGAGCCGCGGAGATCGTCGACCTTTCGCAATCGTTCAAGGTCGTCGGTGCGGCGGCCAATGCCGCAGGCCTCACGGTCGAGGACACGGCAGGTGCGATCGAGGTTCTATCGAAAAATAACCTGAAGGGAGCCGAAGCGGGTACGGCCCTGCGCAACATCATGCTGAAGATACAGACCGTCCTCGGCGTGGACTTCCGCAAAAACAGCTTCTCGGATGCCCTCGATGCCCTGAAGCCCCGCCTGACGGATGCCGCCTATCTGTCGAAAGTGTTCGGCATGGAGAACATCGCCGCAGCGCAGTTTCTGATCAAGAACTCGGATGCCGTGGCCGAAATGACCGCCCAGGTCACGGCCACCAATGTCGCCCAGGAGCAGGCCGCGATCCGCACCGACACCGTGCAGCAGATGATGGCACGCTGCCAGGCCCGGATCGACGACCTGAAGATCGGGTTTTTCGAACTTACGGGATCAGCTGGCGGTTACGCCACGATCATCGCGCAGCAGGCTGTAACTGTTTCGCAGCTCTTACCCCTGTTCGGGCTGTTCGGCAAGGCGATCGGTTTTGTCACCAGCGCGGAAAAACTACACACCGTGTGGGCCGGAGCCGTAAAGGCGGCAACGGTGGCATGGACAGGCGTACAGTGACTTTTGAACGCTTCTCTGTGGGGCTGTCCGGTCACCTGGATCGTGGCAGGGATCACGGCCCTGATCGCCGTCATCACCGTTTGCGTTACGAAGGTCGAGGGCTGGGGCAAGCAGTGGGACAGCGTCGTCAAGTTTATGAAGCTGACGGGCAAGCTGTTCGTCGAAACGATCAAGTACGAGTTCAGCACGATGGTCAACGGCATTATGATCGGCCTGGATTACATAAAACTCGGCTGGTACAAGTTCAAGAAGGCCGTAGGCCTGGGCGACAAGGCCGAGAACGAGGCGATGATCTCGCAGATTTCGGGCGACATCGACAGCCGCAAGAAGGCCATCGTCGACGGGGCCAAGAACCTGAAGAACCTCGCCCAGGATGCCGGGAGTTCCCTCTCCTGGGAGCTCTCTTGGAAAAACGGCAAGAATGGCGCAGCCAATGCCGTCAGTCCGTTGATTGCGGCTTCTGAAACCCCGGACGGCACGAAGACGCCCCGCACGAAACAAAAGGTAAACATCGACTTCTCCAAGACGGGGACCGGGACCGGGTCCGGGAGCAAGACGGTGCTCGATCTGAACAAGATCATCCCCGACATGAAAGGATCGGCGGCCTACACGGCCATCGCCTCGCGGCTTTCGGCGGTGCGGGTTCCGTCCCTGGCGACCGCGGCGGCATCGTTGGCCATGCCGCTCACGGTGGCGGCGACTACGCTCCCGCAGTCCGGGGGAACGGCCCGGCCGACACCGACGGAACTGGCATACAACAGTCAGCGCCGCGGAGGTGTCACGATGAGCAAATTCTGCGACACGATCGAGATACACATCGCCAACGCCGACGGGAAGGGCTACAATCAGATCGAGGAGGAAGTCACTGCCGTACTGAAAAAAGTCTTGGACGAATATGAAGCATAAGTATAACATCGAGCACCTGCTGCAGTCGATCATCGGCTATAAGGGCCTGCCTTATCCGGGAGCCTTTTTCCCGAATCGTCCGGCCGGCAGCTACACCGGGGACAACTTCGACATCCCGACCTCTCCAGCTCCGCAGCAGGAGCTCGTGAAAGGTACGCGCCTGTACAAGAAGGATGCCCTGGGCAGGTGGTACTTCATGCCCGTATTCATCAGGCATCAGGACATACGGGGCGAGGATCACACCCTCGAGCTGGAGAACGCCGTGATCAGCATTACCGGAACCAAGAACATTGTGCGCACGCCCCTGGTAGGCCGCCGCGGGTCGGTCAAAGAGCTGATCAGCATCGGAGACTACAAAATCTCCGTCGCGGCCTTCATCAGGTCCGCAGACGGCAGTTATCCCGAGGCGCAGATTGCGCGCATGAAGGAACTTTACAATATCAACGAATCGGTCGAACTGATCTGCGTGCTGACGGACCTGCTGCTCGACGAGGGCGACCGGGTCGTGATCACGGACATCCAGTACCCGCCGACGCCCGGTGTAGAGGATGGCCAGGCGGTGACGATCGAATGCGAAACGGATTCACCTTTTGAACTGATCCTGCAATAGCCATGTATCTACCGTGCAGTAAAATAACCATCGGAAGCAAGTATTTCGGCGGAGTGCATGACATCAAGATCAAGCGCTCGATCCATACGATCGGGGCCACGGCTTCGGTGAAGGTTCCGGTGACGGCGGTGCTCCGGCAGACTGGGACCCCTCCGGCCTACGTCGAGACTGCACAGGTGATCAAGGCGGGCGATCTGGTGGAAATCCAGCTCGGGTATGACGGACGCCTGTACACCGAATTTCGGGGTTATGTGAAGCAACTGAACTTGCAGACGCCCCTCGAGATCGTTTGCGAGGACGAGTTCTACACCACCC